CCGCCAGCCATTCGGCGTGTTGTGGCCCACGGTTGCCGCCGCGCTCAACGCGGCGCTCTTCGCGGCGCTGATGCCGTTGACCACGCCTTCCTTCTTCAGGGCGTCGACGAGCTGCTGGCCAGCGAGCGAGGCGGATGTGATGTTCTGGTTCTTCCACCAGCCGTAGATCGTGCCCGCGATGCCGATGACGCCGAAAACCGAAGCGCTCACCTGCTCGTCCGTGAATGGCAGCGGATTGATGCCGGCCAAGGACAGGCCCGCGTTGGCCAAGGCGTAGAGGGTGACGATAATAGTCACTCCGGCCTTGACACGCTCGGCTGTCAGACCGGGCAGATTGGTGGTGGTGTTTTTAGTGGCGTGTTCCGTCATATTTTGCCTCCTTAATAAGGGAGGCCACCTCCGAAGAGATGGCCTTGGAATGGTTATTGTCGTGAGATGACCGCCAGTAGGACAATGAGCGTGCACAGCGAAATCAGGGCATGCGTCACTCAGGCCTCCAATGTTTCGGGCGCCACGTCGGCGCGCAGCTCGTCGGGCAGGTGCGGCTTCGGATGACGTTTGAGGAATTCCGGCTCGATGATCTCGCAGAACAAGCCAAGCCAATGGAAAAGGTCGCGGGTGTAGGCCGTGAGCGTGAAATACTTCCGCTGCTGCGATTCCAGATGCTGCATCTGCTCCTCCTGCGATTCGACCTGCTCGCGCAAAGGCTTGATGACTGAATCGGTCAGAATGTCGCAGGCTTGGGCGGCTATCTGCGCAGTGTCCTTGCGACGGCTGGAGATGGCGCCGATGATGGCTCCGACTCCTCCGCCGCCGACCAGTGCGACGATCACCGCCGTCCAGAATTCCTGGCTTGAGAAGAGGTCGAGTGGTGGCATCAGTCCTCGGCTCCGTCACTGCGCCATGTCTTGATTTCGGTGACTTGTGCGAGCTGTGTGGCGGCGATGGTCACGCTGTCCTTGGTGTCCATGTCCGCGATGGTGGCCTCGGTGGCCTGCCGGTCCGTGAAGGTGGCGGTGACACCACGCGAATAGTCGCACCATGTCTCACCGTCCGCGTCCTTGTGGTCGAACGTCAGGCCCAAGCGCAGCAGTTGGCGGATGAGGCTGCCTTTCGGCGGCCGCAGGTCGAGGATGCCGTCCTCCACGTTCGCCGTGGTCCCGGTGGGTTCATTGTTTTCGTCAGACATATCGTCCTCCTTGGTTGGTTTATGGTGGTTTTGGATCATTGGGCGATGCTCAATTGGTCGAGCGACACCCAGTCCCAGACGCCGTGGATCCTCACCTGCCTGCTGCCGGCCGGAATGTACGTGTTGGTCCAGCCGAGCGTGTTGTTCCGGTAGGCGGGCAGCAGGAAGTTCCTGTTCAGGCTCGACGTCCACAGTCTGAGGACGTCGGGATTCTCGAAGAGGCTGTTGTCGCCGTCGATCGTGGTCTTGACGCGTCCGCGGAACCGCAGGCAGCCGCCGCGATACCCGTATTGCGCGAGGCCGGCCACACTGCATCCCTTGCCGGGAGCGATGTTCTGCCATCCGGTCTGCCACACTTGTTCCGGCTCGGACGAGGTGGACCCGTCACCGGCCAGCGCCGGCTCCATCCTGATCGCGAAATGGTCATCGCCAAAGGGGCCCATGATGAAACGGTCCAGGAAATCGGCGGAGCTTCGTGCGGTCTTCGACTTGATTATCAGCTTGTCCTGTCCGACCTGCACGACGTCCACTATCTGGTTGGCCGGGTTCCTGTTCTTGACGTGGAAGACGCCGTCGGTGCCGACCAAAGCGGATGGGCCGGTGAAAACGCCGTTCGTTTTCTTGCCGACCCGCACGCCGTCCGACGTCATCTGGATGCATGGTTCCAACGCGGCGACCCTGTCCTGCGCGTTCTGCGCCTTGCTTGCCGCCTGGCTGGCGGTGGTGTTGGCGTTGTTGAGCGCGTCGGCCAATACCGGTGTCGTGGTGGTGGTCGTGCCGTTGGTCCACACGCATTTGGATCTGGTCCATAGGTATTTGCCGCTCGACCATGTCATGTTCGGGCTCCACGAGCCGCCCGTCTGGGTGGTCGCGCTGGTGGACAGGTAGTATTCGGGCGTGATGCTCTTAGCACCATTGCCCGTCGCTCCAGTCTGTCCCCGCTTGCCGTCCGCTCCCGTGGCGCCGGTCGCGCCTTTCGGTCCCGTCTGACCGGTCGCACCGGTGATGCATGTTGCCGCGGTCGTTTTGGATGTGCCGTCGCCCAGTGTGGTGACGGTCCGCTGCCACATGTATCTGCCCGACTGCCATGCCGGTGCGGTCGTGCTCCATCCGGACGTGGGCGCGGTCGTGCTGCTCGTGGACAACGCGTATTCGACGCGCACTCCCGTCATGGACGTCTTCGCCACGGCGGAGACCTTCGAATCGGTCTCGGTTTTGCTGTAGAACTTGGCTTCCCACGAATTGTTGTTCTGCGTGATCTTGGAGCCGATCTCCTGCGTGACGCCGGTTTTGGTGGCGTAAGTGCTTGCGACGGTGCTCGTGATGCTCTTATTGCTCGCGGTGATATCGGATTTCGTGGCTAGACCGGAACCATCGGAACCTTTATAGTTCTCGACAACACCAAGTGCAATGGTTTTGGCATTCTGATTGACATAGGATTTAGTGGCGTAATCTCCTGCTGGTTGAAGGCCGGTGACGTCGACGCATGCGACGTTTGCCACATACCACTGAGTCGTTAGGCTATCATGCCACTGGTCGATCTGGAAGTATACGCATCCTCTGGATTTGCCGTTCGGACAGGTGAAACGCCATGTCGCGGACATCCATCCGTCACTCAGGTTTGACGTCGATTCCGTATGTACCATGTTGTCCCAGGCGTATCCGCTGGTCTGTTTGGTGTACCAGATACCAGCATTTAGTGATATGTCGCCCTTGATCTTCTTGGCATGAGCGGTGATCACATATGTGTGGCCCGGTACCACAGGAAAACTGGTGGCGGAATTGGAATGGTCACGGCTTGCGAGTAGGTTCACTCCGCTCCCATTCGGCGCAGTTACGTTATCCACCAGAGAAGTGATCTGTGGCTTGTCCGGGTCGAACGTCGGATTGACCCACAGGTTCGAACCACGGCCATAGGTCTGGCTTACAGTGGTCTTGAAACCGTTAAGATTCTGTTCCAGAGAGCTTACGCGGCTTACAGCGCCGTCAGCGGTAGATGCGACCTGTGAGATGGTCTGCTTGTTCGAGTCGGCAGTACTCTTCGCCTCGTTAGCGGTCTTGACAGTCGCATCGAGGGTCTTGGCCTGTTCGGTGATCTTGGTCGAAAGACCGTTGGCGGTCTGTTCCACCGTGGTGGCCTTGCTCATCGCTCCGGAAGCGGTCTTCGACACCTCGGCCACCTGGGCGGTGATGCTGTCGGAAGTCTGTTTCAGCGCACTGGTGGTGGCGTAAGCCGACATGCCGTCCTTGGGCTGGTAGGTCTTGGCGACAGTGGATTCGAAACCGTCGAGGTTCTGTTCGAGCGAGCTCACGCGGCTCACGGCTCCGTCGGCGGTTGTTTTGACCTGTGAAATGGTCTGCTTGTTACTGTCAGCGGTCGACTTGGCCTCGTTCGCGGTCTTTGTCGTGGCATCCAGCGTCTTGCCTTGGGCGGTGATCCTGGTGGACAGGCCGTTGGCGGTCTGTTCCACCGTGGTGGCCTTGCTCATCGCTCCGGAAGCGGTCTTCGACACCTCGGCCACCTGCGTCTTGATGGAATCCGCGGTCTGCGTCAATTCCGACTTGGTCGAATAATCGCCAGCGGGCTGGAGGTCTTCCGGTGCGGGACTCCAATCCGTGGCCTTGGATCCCTTCTCGGCCTTGATCCGCCGCCACCTGAACTTTCCGGACGCAAACCAGTCGCATCGGATGCCGAGCTGAAACTTTCGGTTTGCGGTATTCGATTTTTGAGCTTTGTTCGTCCGGGACAGATGATAGACGGCATTCACAGGTGTCTGCCGGGTCAGGAGCGAATCGGCGAACACGTTGAACACGTGACTAAACGATCCATCCACAGTACCCTGTGTAAGGGCTAATGCGGTATGCCCGCCAGTGCTTGCGACATCCGCAAATTCGATGTCGAGCTGAGTGGTGTAGTCCACGCCTTCCGCAAGGCCATCGGGAGTGTCGACGGTGGCAAGGACCTTGTAGAAGTTTGAGGCATTCGGTGTTATCACAATCCAATCGGACCAATTGCCGGAAGTCCCCTTTATCAGATTCGTCCCGCCGACAGACAGCTTGTCGAGATCGTTCTTGGTGGTGTACGTCTGGCTGACGGTCGTTTTGAACCCGTTCAGATTCGCTTCGAGACTGGTGGCCTTGTCCACCGCGCTCTGGGCGGTCTTCGCGGTCGACGAAATACTAGCGCTCAAAGAGTCCGAAGTGGCCTTCAGGCTCGTCCGGGTCGCATACGTGGCGTCGGCCTGCGCCTTGGACTGATAGTTCTTCGACAGGTCCAGACTCACGCCGTCGGCGGTCTGCTGGGCCTTGGAAGCGGCGGTCACGGCACCATCGGCGGTCCGTCTGACCGAGGACAGCGAGGAGGACAATGATTCGCTCGTGGCCTCCAATTCGGCCTTCGTGGAATACTTCAGATCCGCGTCCTTCGCGCTCGTGTAGTCGGACGTGAGCGTGCGTTTCACGCCGTCGGCGGTCTCCTGGGCGCTGTTGGCTTTCTTCACCGCCCCTTCCGCCGTGCTTTTCACGGACGTGATGGACGAGCGCAGGCCGTCGGCGGTCTGCTCGAGCTCGGTCTTCGTGGAATACTTCAGTTCCATGTCCTTCGTGCTCGTGTAGTCCTCGCTCAGCGTGGTTCTGATGCCGTCCGCGGTCTGCTCCACCCGCGACGCCTTGCTCAACGCGTCTGACGCGGTCTTCGCGGTCTGCGAGACGGTGGACGAGATGCCGGTCACGGTCTGTTTCAATTCGGTCATGCTTTTGACCGTCGTGTCGCTACGGGTGATCTCGCCGGTCAGCCGCTGGTCGAATTCCTTGAGCTGCGTCTGCTGTCCATCGACGGTGCCCTTGATGTCTGTGATCCGACCGGCCAGTTGATCGCCTTTGCCGGACAGGCCTGACACGCGCGCGTCCAGATCGCCCACGCTCTTGTCGAGCTCGGCCTTGCCGGCATCCACCCTCTGCGAGAGCTTGTCACCGTCGGCCTTGATCTGATCCGTCTTCGCGTCCACCTTAGCGATGCCCTCCTTGAGCGCCGTCGTCTGCGATTCCAGATCAGACTGCGCCTTGTCGGCCTTCGCATCCACGGCCGCAATCGCCGTGTCGGTGGCCTTCTTGTTCGCGTCCACCTCGGCCTGCAGATCAGAGCGCGCCTTGTCGGCTTTGGCGGCGGCGTCATCGGCGGCTTTCTGCGCGTCCCGCGCGGCCTTGTCGATTCCGCTCGTGTCCACGAGCGGCGACTGGTTGCCGTCCTCGTCGACCCTGTTGATGCCGTCGGCCGCGCCGGCACCGGCGAGGACGCCCTTGCCGTCGCCCGTGTCGATCCACACGTCGCCGCTCCTGCGGGTGAGCAGGCCGTTCGCGATCTCCAAAGCGTTGAGGCTCGTGCCGAGCAGCAGGTCGATGTCGCTTGGATTGATCTCGCCATGCGATGCCATGAGTCATAACCTCCAAAATAGAGAGGACCCATGCGTCAGGTGCAGGGGTCCTCGCAGATATCAAACAAGAGTGTGACCTTGCCCGTCTGGTCGCCGCTCATCTTCATGAGCCGCTGACGGTACAATCCGTCCGGAAGGTCGGGATAGCCAGTGATGGAAATTTCAAAGATTTCGCCGGGCCAGAAGGTGCCGAGCGCATGCAACGGCATGCCGGAAGCGTCCACGTCGTTCGCGTTGATGGTGCCGCGCAATTGCATGAGGGGCTTGGAATTGGCCGCGAGCTTGGCCTGCGCGTGCGATTTCAAGACGTCCCAATTCTTCGCGTCCGAATCCGAATAGGTCCCCTCGCGCAATGGCCATGGGTCGCTGCGGCGGCATAGTGTCAGGTCCTCGGCCAGACAGCACAGGGTCGCTTTGTCACTGCCCGCGCCCGTGGCGTAAAAACGCTGCGTGGGCGCCATCCTATCGACCTTGAGATCCTCAATGGTGCCACCGAGCGGATGATAGGACAAAGAGTGCACGGTCTTCTGGCCGAGATAGACGTCACCATCCGACCCCGCTTCGAAGCGATACCTCACATGCTGCGAATCCGACAAGTAGGGTCGGAACTGCATGTCCGGCCCGCCGATCACGTTGGCCAGCTTGGACAGGATCTGCTTGCCCGACTGATTCTGCACATCCCAATCCTGATAATCCATCCGCTGATGATTACCCTTCTCGCCGAGCCAAGGGAGGTCGATGGGTAGCTCGCCGCCCGGTTTGAGCGAAGTGCATTGGCGGATGACCTCGCAGGCGATGGCGCGCAGGGACAATCCCTGCCACGCGAATCCGCCGGGTGCCGTGTGCGCCTGGTTGGCGCCGAACCCGCCCTCGTGCGTGAGGATTCGGTCGCCGAGCACTGTCATGAGACTGTCCAACGGGATGCTCACGTCATTCGGCGTGCTGGACCGGACGCCGAACACACCACCCAATATCGGCGTGCCCAACGAGGCGTCATCATCCATCGAGCTGTGCCAGAAGAGCACGAGGCCACGCTTCCCGCACATCAGCGCATCCGCGCGGGCGGTGGGCGTCGAACCGGGAATCTGCGACCAGGGCAATTGGAGGCCGGACACCTCGTCCTCGCCCACATCCTTGCTCTTCGTCGTGGAGAAAGACGAGTCGCTGACGGTCATCGACCATGTGAAGCTTGGGATATCGATCTGCTGGGCGAGCTGACCGGTCATCGTATCGCAGATGCAGGCGGTCCACGTCACCGCGCGACCCCCTCGTCCTTGACCACAAGCACGCGACCGACATACGTGTCGCCATTGTCCTTGGCCCCGTAATGGGTGACGTAGCCCGCCCCCTGCTCGTTGAACATCGCGACGCCGATGGTGTGCGAGCCTTTCGCAAGCTGGAGTGAGCACGTGCACTCATGCGTTTTCCACGAATCCGTGTATTCAATTTTGCGCGTGGTGTACAGTTTCCCGTCGATGACGAAACGCACCGTGGCGACGCCCTTGGACCCGTCCTTCTTCGCAGTGGAGACACAGGCATACACGGCCAGCAGCAGGTTGCGGTCGGTCGGCATCTTGAAAGTGCCGAGCAGGAAAGGAGCCGTATACGCGGGATTGGACGAGGCTTGAAGGTCCTTGTTCTCGGCGATTCGCGCGAGCACGCCAAGACTCGCGCCATGCGGTATGGCGTAATCCTGCGTGTCCACCGGCGTGGCCGATTGAGTGGACGAGGCACCGGCGGGCATCCTCATGCTCATCAGCCGCGTGCATCCGGCAGGCAGGGACGGGGCGACGGGATTCGCTGATGGCGTGCCCTGCGTCACACCGGAGACGACGGAATTGTTCGAGTCGCCTTGGCTGATGTCATTGGCCTTGAGCCAGATGACGTCGATGCGTGGATTCGACGGGTCTCCAGCACCCACGGCGGGTGACTGACCGCCACCCCAATAAGCCTCCGTATATCCGTCCGCATTGCCACGGGAGCAGACGGCCACACCCTGCGCGACGTCATACCGCAGGTCGCTGCGGCCGCTAACATCCAGTCCGCAGATGATGCCGGTGTTCTCCCAATGCGCTTTGATGACCTGACGATGTGTCAGCGGGTCCACTCCCTTGCCTGTACTATCCGGGGCGATGCCCAAAGCGGTGGTCATAATCTCTCCTTAAATCACATGTAGGTGTCATGGCATTCGACGCTCACATACCCATTGCCGATGGATTGCAGGTTCACGGCCAGCGAGCCGCCCGGCTGGACGGTCGGAAAACCACGCTGGCGAAGATTCCTGCTCACGTCCAATCCACCGATGCTCGCCGTGCGACTCCTCGAATCAAGGACGAGCGGCACGTTGCCGACCGCCTGCGCATAATCCAGACTCATATCCAATCCCGGAAATGTGAGCTGCACGCCATTAGGCCAAGGGCCCTGCACGGTGAAAACGGGATACGCGCGGGAGCTGCCATTGTTTGTGAGCGTACACACGTTACGCGCATCCACGGCCGCTTTTCCATAGGACAGCGGATAGGCCAAGCCCTTGCCGGAATCGCCGTAGGAAAGGCCAACGTGGTCCGATTCAATCGACGGCAACAGCTGATAGCGCTGAGGGGTCGATGACAAGCGTTCCGGACGCTCGAAAACGATGGTGATGGTCGAATCGGCGATGCTGCCGGACCGATAGTCAGGCTGCTGGGTAAGCACCATATATCCGCCACTGCAGCAGGTATCCTCGGTGCCGTCGACCACGCGCATCCTGACCTGACGATGCACGAGCCTGCGCACACTGTCCGTCAAAGCGAGCAGCGCGTCACGACTGGAGGCGTTGGCATTCCAATGCAGAGTGACGGTGCGGCTGGCGTAGGAGATGTCATCCTCGCTCACGTCATGTCCACCGTCACCCTGCCCGCGCGCCGTCACATTGACTTTCGCGGCGGGAGTCGACCACCAGCCCTCGATGCCGCCCTTCGCGATGCACAGGCAATCAAGATCACCAGAGCCTTCGAAGCGCACCGGCTCCAAGCCGGAGGCCGACAATTCCGCAAAATAAGCCACATCGGCCTCCTTTTATCGCAATTGGTGTCGCGCGGTGCGCACGAGGATGCTCGCATCAGCCCATGGATCCGAGCGTTCGGGGATGTTGACGTTGAGGTTCACGGTCCGATCGCCCTTATCTTTGACGTCAGCGCCGAAGATCTTGACGATCTGCTCTCGCGTCAACACGAGTTCGGGCTGCTTGGTCTCGTTGGCCACGAGGTGCCGTCCGGGTGGCAGGATGCCGCCGCGATCGTACAGGGTCGGCCTATCGTCTCCGACGATGCCGCCGAGCGCGTAGCCGCCCGCACGATTCATTCCAGCCAACGACCCATACCGATGGATCGCGTAATTGCAGCCGGCATAGATGTTGGCGAGCGGGTCGGTGATGCCACGCGAGCGGTACGGCCCCGCATAGGCATTGAATGTGCCAGGAATGGTCTGCATCAGGCCCTGCGACGGCATACCCGCTTTGGCGTTGGAATCCCAGTTGTTGATGGCGTTAGGATTGCCGCCGGACTCCTGATTCATTCGGCGTAGCACGGTGTCGGCCCAGCTTGCTGGCTGGCCCAATTCCTTGAGCACCTGCAGGACTAGGCTCCTCCAGCGTTCCACGCCGCCACCGACCGAACCATGATATTGGCCCGCCTCGGATTTGCTGGTCCACTTGGATGCCAGGTCGGACGCCATCGACTTGACCTTGTCGACAAGCGCCGTAGCGGCACTCACCGGCAGTCTGCCGACCATCTGGCCGAACTGGCCACCGCTGATTCCCGCCACCTGCGATTTCACAGGCGTGAGAATCTTCGACGTGACCCAATCCACAGGATTCTTCACAAAGGCCTGAGCTGTCTGGGACAAATCCTCGATGAATTTCTTCGCTCCGGACACCGCCTTGCCGGCAGCCTTGCCAATCTTGGAGGCAATGCCACCTTTGGCGAAGCGTTGGACGCCATCAAGACCCATATCCTCACGGACGGCCTGCACGCCATGGTGGCGAGCCAAAGCGTTCCAGCGGTAGACGTTCTCCGCGCCGACGGCCTTAGTCCATTCCGGCACCATCCACGCCTCGCCCGGCGAGGTTATCGCCGGGATCGAATCGACACCGGGAGCGTAACCGGGGTTGATGCCGCCGACGGTGCCGCCGGTTGCGAACTTCACCGTCGGAAGGGAGAGTTTCAGGCCGACGGCGCCGGCCACCGAATCCCATACCTTCTTGATGCCGTTCGTGTACACCGTGTTGACGACGAAGGCCACCGGAGCCCTTGCGGCCTCCTTGACCTGATCCCAGCTTCGTTTAATCCAATCCTTGGTGGACTGGAAGGTCTGGCCGATGGCATTGACGGCATTGGAGATAGGAATCTTCACGTTGTTGTCGAACCACGTGCCGACCGAGCTGAAGACGCCGGTTATCCGGTCTTTGGCCGTCTGGAAAATCGACTGGAAAGTGCCCGGAATCCCCTGGAAGAAGCCGGTGATGGAACCGGGAATACCGGCAAACCAGTCACATACCACCTGCCACTTGGATTGCACCCATTGGCCAGCGGAGTCAAAGAAACCGCCGACAGCGGCCGGAATACCCGAGAAGAAACCTCCGATTGAGGATCCAACACCTGAGAACCAGTCGCAGATGCCCTGCCATTTGGCCTCAACCCACTGGCCCGCCGAATCAAACCATCCACCAATCGCCGATGGGACGCCAGAGAAGAAGTCACCTATCTTCTGACCTGTGGTCCCGAACCAGTCCTTGACACCGTTCCAACGGTCCTCGACCCACTGGGCCGCGCCGTTGAACTTCGATTGAATCTTGACCATCAGGTCGCACCAATTGGTGTTGATCCAATCGCCGGCGTCACCCCATGCCTTCTTGATGCCGGCCAGAGTGTCCTGCTGGGCTTTGACCTGTGCGGCTGTATTGTCGACCTGCGCCTGTCCTGCTTCGGAGAACGATCCTTTGATGCCGTTCCAGGCCTTGACTCCAGCATCGCGTTGGCCGGAGCTCATTGTGGCTTGAGCCGAACCGGTGTTGCCGGCGAATGCCTGTTCCTTCGCTCCGGCCAGTTTCCCTTTCATCCATTCTGTGAATTTTCCGGGGTTTTTGATCGAATTGTTTTCCGCATACCATTTCTGGTACGCCTTGTAGGCTTTGTCGGATGTGTCCTTGCCTTGGACACCCTGCAGGCCTTTCCAAACCCATTTCGGCAGACCGTCGATCAGAATCTTCGTGGCGGCACCGTAGACAGCCGCTCCAGCCGCGACGCCACCAAGAGTGCCGCCGGTGAGTTTGGCGAAAGCTGGCACTTTATCCAATCCGGCAACCTTTGGAGCCTTCGCGAACAAGCTGGACAGCCATTTCGGAGCCTTCAGCCCGCCGAGGAACTTGCCGAACGATTTCAGCGCGTTGCCAGCGGTCTTGATGCCTTTTCCGGCGATGCCGAAGCCTTTGCCGATATCCTTGGCGACACCGAAGATGTTCTTCAGTATCTTGAATCCTTTACTACCTAACCACAGGTAGATGGCCGTATCGAAGATGGTGCCCTGCTGGTCAGCGGACAGACCGTTCCACGCCTTCTCGATTGATGCGAGCAGGTCGAGCAGTGGCTTCAGGCCCGCAAGCGCCACATTGGCGGCTTTCAAGGCCTTGTTCAAGTTCGACTTGTCGCCATCCGCCGGGGTGTTGAAAAATTCACCCAATCCGGGAAGGTTCTTCAGCACCTCGCTGGCGGAGTCGCGGATGCCGAGGAGGCTGTCTTTGAAGTCGATGAGTGTCTGGCGGTCTGCGTTCTCGAAGGCACGGTTGAACTCGTACGAGAATTCACCGGTCTTGATGAAATCGGTGAGACCTTTATACCCCCACCGAATCCGCTGGTAAGCGTCTTCGATGCCCGCATACGACTTCTTGTCGATGTGGAAAGATTCAGCCAATTTTTCGTTGACTTTGCCGGTCTCGACGAATTCCAATGATCCGGAGACCGCCTTGGCCACAGCCGAGCCGACATCTCCGAATTTCGCCGTAAAGCTGTTAATGACGCCGCTGATGCGGTCGACACCGAACGCCTCGATAATCTTCTCGATGGCCTTCTGGACGCGGTTTTTCGCGTTCTCCATCGCAGTGCCGATGCCATGTGTGGCGTCTTTTGCCTGCGTCGTAAATGATGCGTACGGCCCGTAGCCGTCCTTATTGAGCTTGACGAGCGCCTTATTGAAGTCCTCGAAGGTGACCTTGCCACCCTTCATCGCCTCATATAGGTCGTTCTGCTTCGCGTTTGCGCCAAGGATGCTCTTGGCCAATTGGTTCATCTGGCCAGGCATTGCATTGACGACACTTCGCCATGCGGCGGCATCGACCTTGTTCGCGCTTAACATCTGGTTGTACTGTTCGATGGCGTTGGCCTGCAGCACTGTGTCTTTGCCGCCGGCCAGGACGGCATTGTTGAACGCCAATGCGATGCTGGTGGCCTCGTCCAGATTCTTGGTCAACGGAGCAAGCTGCTGGACCATGCCGATCATGCTTGATGTGGTGGTCGGCAGGCCGTCGATGCTGGCGCTGATGCGTTTGATGGCTGCGGCAGCGTCATTCGAGTCGTACCCCAAATTCTTCATGACTTTGGGGAAATTGTTCATCGTGTCGGCGCGTTTAATGGCGCCTTCCACATTGCTGGTGATGATGTTTGAGACTTTGCTGAATGCCGACTGCGCGAACCCGCTGATGGCTCCGAACTTCGCGGCTCCCCACGCGGTGAAGAAGCGTTCGGAATCTCCGACTCCCCTTGCGGCAGTGGTAGTGACGCTTGATTGCATGCTACGGAAGGAATTGATGGCATTGCGCGCCGATGCCGCGGCGGACGCGAAAAATCCCGACTGCTTGGAAGTGCTCGCGTTCAGATTCGTCTGAGCGTCGTGGAGCTGCGTCTGAGTCTCTTTCAGGCCTTCGCTGGCGGCTTTGAGTTGTTCCTCAGCCGATGTGACGGCTTCGGTCTTCTGCCTCGCCTTGCTCCTTGCGTCGTTGAGTCGTGCTTGGGCGTTGATGGCCTGTGAGGAGGATTGTCCGCTTTTGACGATGGTTTCCTGCAGTTTGACTTCGGCGGCCTGTACGCGCAGGTCGGCGCTTTTCTGCTCGTCGCGCGCTTTTGCGATCTGCGACGTGCACTGGCTGACCGCCTGCGCGGCCTTCTTCTCAGCCTGCTGCAGGCTCTTGACCTGCTCTGACAGCACGTCACGGCCAGCGGCCTGATTCATGGCGTCGGAGAATTTCTTGCCGGCATTCCGTCCTGCGGAGGTGGCCGCGGCCGTCACACCGCTGTTGAGCTTCGTGCCGAAAGCGCTCAGATTCGGGAGCACATCGATCCATGCGGCTGTGCCGGCCATGAGACCACCTCACTGTTCAGTTTTTCGATTGATCGCCCGTGACAAGCGCCATGAGCTCGCTCCGCTCCTGCGCGTGTAAGGCCTTGCTGTCGACAGACGACTGTTCGCGTTTGGACTCAGCAACCACGACAGCCGGAGGCTTGGTGCGAGGCCTGATGTCATCCTCTTCAAGGGGATGCTCCACAAATGGAGCGCACTGGGTGATGGTTAGCTGGATGTCACGGAGCATGTCGCCCAAATCGTGCAACAGCCATTCCGACTCACTCCAGCCATCACCAGCCAAAGCACGAAAGAAGACGTTGTCCGGCGGCATGTGGATTATCAGCGCATGCAATGCGCGGAGACTGATCTTGCGTTGCCAGAACTCTTGGATGGGGTCACGCGGCGCGTAGACCGCGCATAACGCGGCCTCCAATTCCTCCGCGTGACCATCGCCGTCAAGGAGCTCTAAAGCGTTGTAGGGTTTCCCTCGCTGTCCGTCTCATGCACTTCATCGGCCGCGTCGTCGAGCAGGAGGAAAAGCAGGCTGATCTGTCCGCCGGCCTCGATGAAATCATCCCACTGGGCGCCGAGCAGCGCTTTCGCCAAGTCGAACTGGTCGTCGGACTCCTGCGCCTTCGCGAATGCCTTCTTCTCCTCATTCGACTGGAAAATTGGAGCGTGGATGCGGAATTCCTTCGCATCCGGCTCGTCGTCGATGGTGAACTCGATCCACTCCCGAATCTTCGGGTGGGATTCAAGATACTTCGCCTTCACGGCCTTGAGGCTGCGGACCTTACGCTTCTTGTTGTCGGTCATTGTTCAATCCTTTCAAAAAAATCAGTGTTCCTTTCGGCGAGAGAAGAAGGGAAAATCCCGCACCGGTGAAAGGAATCAAAAGCCCGGTGCGGGAAGAATCAATGTCAGTCGACGACCGGCTGTGACTCGGAGGACGCTGCCTGATCGGACACCGGCTGCGACTGGGAGACATCAGCACGAAGCGCGGCACCGGCCTTGGCGATCTTCTCGCCCTCGTAGAACACCTTGCCGGTCTTCGGATCCTGGAAGAAGGTGAAGGTCTGGTCCTCACCCTCGGCGTCGGAGCGGTTCTTGGTGTTGTCGCCCTGATTGGTGACCTTGACGCGATACCCGGCCTCGATGCGGTAATGTGCCGCGTCGCCCACACCGTCCTGACCGATCCAGATCAGGCGGTAGTACGGGAATTCCGTGGTTTTTTCATCGGTGAATTCGAAGCCCTCATCCTTGTTTGCCGGCCACTGGGAGACGGGCAGGCCGTGGGCCAAGGCCTTGACCCATGCGTTCATTTCCAGGAAGGTGAGCTGCAGGGTGCGGGTACGTCCGGTGATGTCGGAACGCACCGGCTCCAGATCCTGCACCGCACTGGTGTCGGCGGACTCGATGCCGCGACTCATCTTCGCGCCATCAGTGCTGATGTAGCCCATCACCTTGAAACCCTCGGGCAGCTGATTCGGTTTGTTGGTTGCGGTGTCGAAGAAAGGATCCGGCATCGCGGTCGAATAGTCGGCGATAGCGAGCAGCTGAGTGCCCCACTTTCGCACGTTTCCGTTATTGTCATTGAGAATGCTTGGCACATCGGTGATGGCAGCCATCATTTCCTCCTTAATTGAAAAATCATTGTGGTCTGGTGTTGAGCGTGATCGTCGCCGTGCAACGGCGCACGTCAGGCATTGAATGACTCACTTCGGAAAATGAGGTGAGCGTTGAGGAGTCGACGTAGCCATATCGGTTTCCATCGCCCTGCAGCTGAGAGAGAGCGGTTTCGACCTTTCTTATGGTCGCGTCCATGGAAGTCCAATCAGCGGCGAAGATGTCGATGTCGACGGCTCTGCCGCGCGTGAATCCATCGGCGGTCGTGCCACCCGGCGCCGGAGAGACGATGACGGCCGGAAGGTTTGCACGCAGATTCTCCGGCACTTCCGCCGAAGCCTTGATCCCCGCCTTGTCTTGCAGCCATTGGATGATGATCGGCATCGGTTGCGGCCATGAGCCGCGAAGCGGAATCGCCATAATCAGCCACCTGCCTCGGCTATGGCGCGGCGAAGGTATCCCTTCTTCGGATAGATCCGTCCGTCGCCGTATTCCTTGGCGTCCGCATGCTCGTCACCGATGATGACTCGGGCATATGGTCTGCGCAGATGCGTCGGCGATTTCGTTCCAGGACGTCGTCCCTGCATGACGCGCACCGATTCGGCATAATAACGGTCGCCTTCCTTGAGGACGATGCGCTTCACGATCGGAGCGATGCGTCTGGCCTTCGCGTTCAGAGCGGATTGGACTGTTGGGTTGGACAGGACATTGCGTTCCATCCATTCCTTGTCGACCTTGAATCCCTTCATGGTCACCTCCCGTCATCGCGGCAGACGTTGACCTGCATGTTCCAGGAAGTTGGTGTCAATCCGCCATCGAGCGCGACAGGATCGCCAATCACTCGATATTCGATTCCCCTGACGATCACCTTGCAATCCCGGAGCGTTCCTTGATAGGAGCGTGGGAAGTAGAGCGACATGGAGACGAGCAATCCTTCCGGATTGACGCTTGTGGCGACATTGTCCTGTGTCGGCGAGCCGACCAGCACGTTGCCTACCGATTCCTCGGACCATTTGCGGATTGGAGTGTTGTAGGCATCCATTCCGGCGATGCTTGGACGGAGCACCTTGACGGTTTCACCGTGGATCATGGTGCCACCACCTTTCCGGTGCTCATGTCGAGGGCTCCCGCGAGGAGGCGTCGCCTTCCGCCAAGCTCCTTCTCCTCGCTCGGCCACAATCGGAGGTCGCCGGTGGGGTTCTGGAAGCTGTAGGTGGCTTGGAATGGTCCGGCGGTCTCGCTCATGCTGCTGGCTCCTGATGGTGCGCCATTGGAATCGGCTTCCATTGCGCGCCTAACGGCAGCGCAGCAAATGCGCTCACGGGTGAGGTTGCTGACCTTGTCCCATCTGCGATAGGAGCGGATCAGGTCGGACGCATACGCGATGAGTTTCTTCGCGCGCGTCTTCTCCTCGTCCGTGAGCGCATGCCATGAGGCTTCAAGATCGTCGACACTCGCGAAATCATCTGTGTCGGCCATCATCTGGCCTCTCAGTCGGTCACGGTGACCTTGACGGATGCCTTCTTGGAGCCGTCGGAAGTGGTTGCGGTGACGGTGGCGTTGCCAGCCTTCACGCCGGTCACGACACCGACGCTCTTGTCGGCATCAGCCTTGACGGTGGCGATGGAATTGTCGGACGGTTCCACAGTCCACGCGACATCCTTATTGGATGCGCCGTCGGGCACAACGATGGCCTTCACCGTATTGGTGCCCTTGGTCTTGACGCCCATGGTCTTCTTATCAAGGCTCACGCCGGCGACCTTCACGGTGTTGGATGCGGAGCCACCGGCGACGGTCAGGAGCGCGTGGGCCTTCTGGTCGCCGTACTGCAAGCCGATCTCGCCGTACAGCTGCACCTTGTCGCTTGCGCCGGTCTTGGCGAGCGGCTCGGCGAAGAAATGACCCTTGCCGGGGATTTCGAGGAAGCGCGGGGCGAGCTGTTCGAGGGACAGGACGAGCAGCTGGTCCTTCGGCATGTACGGGTCGAGCATGATGTTGAAGAGGCCGAAGTCGGTCTCGATGGTCTGCAGGTTCACGCCGCCGACGTTGCGGGTCTGCTCCTGATACTTCGCGTCGGTGACGAAGCAGCGGGTCAGTGCGCGCTTGAGAGTGGAGTTGACCACGATGGTGCGCGTCTCGGATTCGCGGATGCCGCCATTGTCCCAGGCCATCTGCGCGAGGTCGAGCACGTCGTCCGCTGTCAGCTGGGCGGCGGTGTGCTCGGTGCTCATCACGTTGGTGGTGATGGCTTCGAGGAGGCCGCGGGTGCTCCGCGCGCTCTGGTTGTCGGTCGGATTGTTGTAATGGCCGGAGATGAAGGAGGCTTCCACGTCGCGTGCGATCTGCTTGAGTTGCTGCTGGATCTGCCAGCTCAGCTCGTCAGCGGGGATGGCGGTGCCGCCGACCTGTACTACCGGCATGTTGTCGGTGTTGCGCTGTCCGGTCGCACCCTGCCGCGTGTAGGAGACCTCGACGGCCTCCTGGTGGATCTCGACCACGTTGTTGGCGTGGAAGCGGGTGCGTTCCTCGCCCTTCGGCGCGTCGGCGCCCTCGAGGCGCTGGCGGTTGGCGTCTGGGTCGCGCAGGTCGTAGCCCTGCCATTCGAAAAGAGTGGACGTGGTGTCGATGCCGCCGGTGAGTCCGCCGATGGCGGAGAGTAGCGGCGTGTCCTCGCGGCTTGCGGCGAAAAGCTCGCCGACGTAATTGGGCAGATTGTAGGTGTTGCCCTGTCCTGTGATTCCAGGCATGATGTCTTCCTTCCAGATTGGTGGTTACTGGCGCTTCGTGCCGAGCATGATGCTTTTGAGCGTCATGGAGGTCTGATAGTCGCCTTTCTTTTCGGCGGCTGCGATCTGCTCCCTGATGCTCATGCTTCCCTGCCCGCCCGGCTGGTTTCCCTCGCCGTCGAGCGGATGCCTGCCATTGCCGGATGCCGGCGGCTTCCCCTGTGTGCTGACGAGCTTGGCGACCTTCTCGGCTGTCTTGTCGATGCTTTCCTCGTCATCGCCGGTCACGAGGTCGGCGAATTCGGCGGGGATGCCGTGCTTGAGGCAGGCGTTGGCGACAAGGCCGGCGTGCTTCTGCTCCGCCAGCTGTGATTCGAGCTTGCGGTTGGCTTCGGTGGCCTTCTGCAGTTCGCTCTTGTTCGCTTCCTCCTGCTCATCGAATTTCGCGGCCTTGGATTTCAAATCGTCGTAATCGGCATACTTGGCCTGTTCGCGGCGCAGACGGTCCTCGACGATGCGGTTGACATCGCTCTGGGAGAAGGTCTTCTCTCCTGCCGGCGGCTCGCCACCCTGCTGCTGTCCGTCACCGCCGGGTTCGGCCGGTGGCGCGACCATCATGATGTGACGAAGACGCATGATGAGGGATTTCGGCATGATGAAACGCTCCTTGTGTTTTCTCCGAATGTTTGAGGCCATCGTGGCCTTTTGACCAGGCATGACGGAGCCAGTGACCGCCCAAAAAATGGGATAGTGGCAGGTGCGGGACTCGAACCCGCGTTGTTTCAATGTCGTGGATTTACAGGCCACTGCCGTCGCCACTGGGCCAACCTGCCAAGAATGTGCTAAAATATATGAAGACCGGGGGTCCTCTGCGGCGTTGAAATAAAACGCAATGAGCGGAGGCGTGCTCCCGGTTGTTTCATTTCAATTTGATTTCCAATAAACCTTCACCGTCGAGAATGAAAAGTCTGCGGATTTTCCACTCACGATCGTTGTACTTCTCTAACTGGTGAACAAGCTTGTCTTTACGTTTCGATTGGCCAAGATCTATCACGAAACAGTCCTTGACGACATCGTGATTCTCTTTAGCGCTTCGAACGGCTTTGGTGATACGATCGGCGATTTTGCCAAAATCAGCTTTTGCCAAGGACTTCAATTCGCAAAGCTCGTTTGTTTCGATCCAACGGAAATCATTTGTCGCTGTCCTTTTTTCTATGTCTCTTGGTATCCATTCGACATGGTTCCCAAGATTCTGGAATCGTTCAAGGAACACGATTTCCTGCGGATATAACATATCGGTGGAGTGCGGAACTCCAACCTTTTCCTGACGCATGTACCATTCGCGATCGGTGACGCCAGCGAGTCCTCGCATTGAAAGCAGTCGTTCCTCGTTCTGCGCATGAGGCTGCTTCCAACCATCAGGGATGGCGGTTCCCGGACGGATTCCATCCGCGTATTTGCCCTTATGCTGTCGCATCGCGCGAAGGATATCGTCCACCGAATCGCTTCCGGCCTCATCCCTCGCTTTGAGATAGTCGTCGTACAATTCGTCGGGACGATAGCCCTCCACACGCGGTTTTTCATCCCATGATGGGACAATCTCGCAGTCGCATGCCGCATGGTACTTGTTGAACAAGCCTCCGGCCTTTTCGGCGCTTGCATAGACGAAGCCGCGTCCGGCGAGCATGGCACAGAACGCGCAGGTATGAAGTCCGGAAGGAACGCGTGCGAACCGGGGCCCATACTTGTCAAGCTTGGCTGCCGACCTGACGGTACTGCGACCGCCGTTACGCACTCCGACCGCGATAAGCCGATTCAGGTACGAGAGATAGGCGTTCGGATCATATCGCTCGTTGCCTTTGAACAGCATGCTTGCCTTCGCCCGAATCATGTCGGTCAAATCGTCATGTATAGGGTCGGCGAGTATCGGCTCGTATTTGTCGTCGAACCATTTCGACCGCATTTGCTTGTACCAGTCGGCTGCTGCGGTCGAACTGATGCTCCCATATTTGTCAATGATGGCGGGAACGAGTTCCAGCAGCATGTCACGCTGCTGTGCCGGTTCCATTCCCTGCAGCTGTTGCCACGCTTGGCCCATCTCCCGTTGTGCGAGGCTCACCGCCGTCTTCTGCGATTTGGTCAGAAGATTGATTTCCTTGCGGCTCGGAGTCCGGTTTGTCATTCCCGCCTCCGTTCATCCCGGCGAGCGCGTTCAATGCGCTTTTCGCTTCGGCTCGGCGCTTTTCCGATAGGAGTCTGGTGATTTGCTCGTCAGTGAAGCCGACTTCCTCCAATGCGACGGTCGTGTCGGCAAGCCAAGGGAAGGCCCCCACGAGTTTGACCATCGCGTCTCCGGCGTCGATGACGCTAGGCAGCGACGGATTGCGCCATCGTGCGGTGATGCCCGCCATCTCGTCGGTCACTTCGGTCGTACGGTCGCGAAGCATGATGATGTCCTGCGCGATACGACGAAGCGAAGCACCATACACGCGGTTCGCTGCCGAGCAGTCGATGACCAGATCCTTCTCCGCAGCATGCATCGCCTCTGCGCTCGATGGATTGTCCTGGATGATGCCGAGCGAGCTGACCGGCACATTCGTCTCCCCGGCGAATCTGCAGGCAAGCTCTCGCATCTGGTCGATATGCGGCTGCACGGACTGCTGGGTGATCTGCTCAAGCTTCGGCACGTCGCCATCCTCGTCCTTACCAATCATGTTCAATCGTCCGATGACGAATTCCCAGACTGGAATCGGATTGCCATCATCGTCCTTGAATGAATCGGGGTCGGCGCCGAGTAGGAGCCATTGCGGTGCCGAGTAGAATTCGGCGCTGACCTCGCTGCGCAGGACGGTGCGCACCGCGTCATCGGTGATGCTCATGACCGCGCGGTTGATGATCGACCTGCCGAAAGGCCTGTCGATGGTCGGCCTATAAGACAGCACCTCCACAGGCACACGGCCAAGACCATGCGGCCACACATCGTCCACGTACCATTCACGCCCAAGCTGGCAGGTGATGGCTTGGAAAGGCGTCCATAGGCGGAATCGCGTAGGACGCGCGTAATCGTCGATGTCATCGATGGTGAGCGCCGCCTTGAGACTGCGCGTACGGAAATTCCACAGGGCGCTCGACCATTGCGCGCTGTGCGGGATGGTGAGCACTGGCGGTTCGCCCGCCGACTCGTCGCCCTCCGACACGGCCATGAATACGCATGAGTGGATCATGCTGCTGCTGATCGCCATCGGCAGCTCGATGTCCCAGCGGTTAGCGGAGAGAATTGGATTCAGGTCGAAGGAATCGTCGCTGCTGTTCGGACTGACAAAGCCATCGAACATGCAGCGCTCGGCGTGTGCGTTGACTGCTTTCGCTGGCCAGCCGACCACCTCCTCGAGATTCCGCATGCTCGGGGGGATGGAGAAGCCGATGTCGCGGAGCCGATGTTTTCCATCAGCATACCGGGAGCGCAGTGAATTGCGCGCGCGCTTACGGTTCCACACGGTGACGAGATTCGATAAAGTGTCGTGCAACGCCGGGTCAAGCCCTTTGATATCGGTCGGTGGATTGAAGATTACGCCGAGGTCGCTGAAATCGGTGACCGGAGCGAGCAGCGATGTCATGCGAGCCTCCTTAATCGTTGTTTCCTGCCTGGCTTGCGTTTCGTGGTGAATGCCCCGTGCAATGCCAGAGTCGTGGCCTGCAGTGGACTTATTTCCACGTCGGAGCCTTTCTTGTTCCATGCGACCGCTCCGTTGGAGCCGATGTCGCGCAATGTGACGCCCTTCACGGCGGCAGCCAGCTGTGGCTGGTCCTTATCACTCAGATGGGTGAGGGACTTGTCTCGAATCATGTCGAGCACGCGGCCTGTGGCCTGTCCTAATTGGCGTGTGTCGGTAACTGTCACACGCACATGCCGTTTCTGCAGGTCGGGCACGATGCTCATGGCCGGCGATTGCGCGTCGATGACTACGGCCGCGGTCTTGTGCCAGCGTTCCGCCAGCCAGTCGACGGCCCATTGGACTCCGTCGGTTCGAGTGGAACGGTATTCCTGTAGGGAGATGAATGCAGTGCCATCGTCGTGCTTGAACGCAAGTCCGATGGCCAATGCACTTCTATCCGGTGGCATGTCCACGCCGAACGAGAGCAGGCCATCCGTTTGTGGGTCGGCCACCTCGGTAGCATGCCATGCATCCTCACCAATGACCTCGGTGGCTGTCTGTTCGTCCCAGATGCCGAGCGCTTCACGTCGGAACGAGTCTTCTGCAAGGAGGTTGCGCATGCGCAGGATTGCTTCCTCGCTGGTGCGTTTTGGATATGACGGATTCGCTTTCGCCCACGCGGTCCTGTCATCCAGGTCGCAATCGCGGTCTGCACCGAGCTCGACGTAAAGCATGTCATCCGACTTGCCAGACAACGCGGTCGAACGTTTCTCCTCGAAGGCCTCGCATTGATCGCCCGGCTTCGGTGGATTGCCCATGAACACAATCAGCGGATTCGGACTTGTGTTCACGATTGGAATCAGGTTGTCCAACGCCTTGATGGTAAGAATCTGAGCCTCGTCGAACACTTCGATGTCGGCGGAGTGCAGACCTCGGCCGAAACCGTTCTCTCGAGCGCCGAACATGATGCGGCTTCCATTGGTGAAACGGATCTCCTGCTGCCCGTTTGCGCGGCGCACGGACTGCACGTATTTGGAAAGCTTCGGATTGCGGGTCAGGTCGCACATATCGGCGAACGTCTCATCGGAGGTGCGCGTATGGTGCGCGGTCCAGATGACCAGAGTCCCTGCGCGTCCGGCGCACAGGATGAATATCGCGGTTCCGACGGTGAACGTCTTGCCGATCTGTCTGCAGCTGGACAGGACCGCTCCTCCGGATCCGCATGCGTACTTGCCGTCGGAGCGTTTTGCGAACAGAAGGTAGAGAAAACCTTTCTGCCAGAGGTCGTAATGAATCCCGGCCTTGACCGCCGCACCGTTGATAAGTTTGAAGTCGCTTGACGTGACGTCTTCCGGCTGCACGAGCCGCTGGGCGATTTCAGACAATCGACGCTCCGACATCCTCCGCCACCTCCGTCACGTCGTCGTTCACGTCGAACAGGCTGCCGGATTCCTCGGCCATACGCATCCGTTCGTCGAATTCGGCGAGCTTGCTGCTGATCGCCGGCAGCGCGCTGGCCGGAGTCGATGAATCATGAAGCGCTTCGCGCAGCCTGCCGACGATTTCACGAAGTGTGTCCTCATGGGATCCATCCATCATGCGTTCGAAACTGTGACGGTCGATGCCTGCCGGATGTTCCCGTTCCGCAGTAGCTGGCGTCTTTGCCTTTCGTTTTGTTCTTGGTTTTGCTGGTTTCGGCAAGGACTCGCCATCTTTCTTCCTTGCCCGGTACGCTTTCACCCGGCATGCGCCAGAACAGTATTTAGCCGGTTTCCCGCGCCCTGACGGCCTGAATTCCTTTCCGCAAATAAGGCATTTCACGACGCTTCACCTCCCGTTACGTTTTACAAACCGTCACGTTTTAAGCTTCCGGGGAGATATCGGCCCTATGCGGCGGGGGACGTGTTTTCCGGACCGGGAGGGGATACCGCCCCTAGATGTCGATTTTCCGAAACGGCACGCCGGTGGGTGGTTTTGATTGCTGCCCCAGCTGACCGGCCATGAGTCGTCGCACTTCACGTTGTGCCCATTCGAGTGTATGCGTGCCTTTGACGGTGTTGCACCATCGATGTGTCGGTTCGGTGTTTGTCCAGGAATATGGATTTCCACCTCTTGCGATTGGGATGATCTCATCCACGACGAAGCTCCAAGGATCTGGATATTTGAGTCGCAGGTCGATTGGCTTTCCGCAGATTCCGCAGGTTCTTCCGCTTTTGACCGCTGCTTTGTGTCTGGAAACGAGCTGATTCCGTCGCGATCCGTTTTGTCTGCGAACGTTTGGCTTATGTGATGTCATTCGTCATCGATTCGATATCAGTCTGTGACTTCGATTCCGAGACATTGGAGCGCTGAGAGGAAGTCCTCCTCGTAGATTCGCAGGCCCCACGCTTCCAAGGCATCCCCCCTGCTGATTTGCATGCCCGCCTGTTCTCCTTGGTCGGCAATGCGTGTGAGCTGGTGTGCGATCTCTTGGAGTGCTTCTTCCATCGTCGCTCCTTTGCTGAGAGGTTATTGGTGCCTCCGGCAGGATTTGAACCAGCGTCCACACGCGGCCACAAGGAAGAGAATCCAATAAAGACTCGCGGCCGGGAAGATCTACCACTGATTCCTACTAAGGCATACCGGCAGGCGGATTTGAGCATCACCACATCACGGAAGCACGGGATTGGCTTGCCTGCCACATTGGGGTATGCCCACTCTGACGGGAGTGGGCGGAGCGTGTCCGATATGCCGTTCGGACAGGACGGGACTGCAACCCAGGGAGTTAGGAGAATCCATGGCGGATATGAAAAGGGTTCAAACCAAGTCACCTCGGTTTGAACCCTCTAATCCACTGACAATTATGCCTTGCACTTCGAGAAACGTCAAATCGAGTCGCGTCGGGAAAGCTGCCCGTGCACGTCGGCGAGACGGTAGAGCGGCTGTCCCTTCCCGTTCCTGCCGGCCGGTTGGATCCTGCCGCGACTGCGCCACGAGTAGATCGTGTTCACGCTGCATTGGAACCCGCATTCGCGCAGGAGTCCGGCGCATTCCTCTGCCGTGAACGCTTTGCCGGATGCGATGCACTCCTTCAGGAAGCCGAGCCGCACGTCCACCACGCGGTAAGTGCCGCCGCATACGGGGCAGGTGACCTCGACCGCGTCGATGGGCGCCGACAGTTCGACACCGCACAATGGGTTCGGGCATCTTCCGATGCCGTGCTTGGAAGGCGGCACGTCGATGATGGACAAGGTCTTGCGCGCCAAGGATTCCCAGTCGTGCCAGATGATGTCGATGTCCGGAAGCCGGTTCAACCGTGGACATGCGGCGCAGACGCTCAAACATTCCAGCAGGGACGGGTGGATCCGGCCGTTCGCCCATGGCATCGCCGATGGCGCGTACAGTCTGCGCCACAATGCGACCGCCATGTCCCCGATCTCCTGCATGTGGTCGAGCACCGGCAATCGGATTGGCGTCGGTGCGGCTGGAAGGTTGACGTGTCCAGGCTGGCGGCCTCCGTAGTGCGCGGTCGAGTCCAGGAACTCATGCAGCGAATCCAACCATGCTGGATATTCCCGCAGCCAGCCGCGCATCAGCCCATCGCATCTCGCGCACATGGTGTCGCCGACAGCGCATCCTCCGCCGCAGACGAGGCACACACCGGCGAGCGCTGGTGTTGTTTGGCTGGTGTTTGTTGTGGTGTTGGTGGTGGTTGGTTGGGATTCGTTGGTTGGTTCGTACATTTGTTCGATTCCCTCCGGCGTGGTAGTCTGGTTTGTGGTAATGCCAGAGCCCGGCCGGAAGGTCGGGTTCTTTGTTTATTCGGTGGCGGAGTCCTGTTTTTCGAGGTTGACGTGTTCGATCTTGGCTCTATGGCGGAGCAGATTGGCGTATGCGTCCATGACGTCGAGCTGCCTGCTCAACAGAGTGATCGGGCAGGTAGGCTCGAAGTCGAGCGTGCCATCCGCATACCGCTGCAGCATGTCCCTGAGCCTGCCGGCGCGGACGGTCAATTCACGGTATTCGACGCGCATCCGCTCCTTATAATCGGATCCGTCGGCGCTCGCGGGTTCCGCTTGGTCGGCGGCGGCGAGCACTTCGATGGCTTGGCGCAGGTATCCGTCGCGGATCCATTTGGATGCGGTCCGCCATTCCTCATGGATGATTTCGGTGGAGTCCTTGCGGAGCGCCCATTTGAACCCGAACAGACGTTCGGCTACGGCTTCGGTGCGCGCGTCGATCGGCGGCAGTGGCGGGTCTAGTGTTTCCTCACTCATTTCGTTTCCTTCCTCTTTTGATTGTGCATGGTCTTCCAGGTCTTGTGTCGCAGCAGCCACACCACCCATTCGGGCAGTTCGGTCCAGATGGTCAGATGTGAGGACGCGGCGTATAGCTTCCACCACCTGCCGCAGATGACGCAATGCTCTATCCTGCGCAGGCTGTCCTCGTATTGCGCCGGACCTATGCCGTTGCTCGCGCAGATGAATATCCCGACCGCGCTACGGCATGCATGCGGCGAGCGCCGTTTGTTACGACTGATGCCGTGCATCATTCCGCCTCCTTACCGAGGATGTAGACGAGCGTCGGCGGCAGTGACGGTTCGAAGCATGTGTTCGGCGGTACCTTGTACTCGCCTTTCCCATTGAGTCCAGGCAGCACGTCGGTCCGCACCACACTCCACCCCTCGGAAAGCAGGCTTTCGAGCGTTCCGGCGTTGTTCAGCGTGAGCGTCCATGCGTCCCTGTCGGTCGTGTATGTGAGCGGCACTACCTTAAATTTCCAACTCACTGCTCCGTCTCCTTCTGCTCGTCCAGCCACCTTTCGAACAGCCGGTACATGTCCAACGAAATGGCCCTCACCGGCTGGAACTTCATCCGCCACATGCAGCCGGCACACACCTCCGAAGCGGTCTTCGCCTGATCCATATAGGCAAGATGCACGGCATAGACCGGACTGGACACCCGCCTGCCACACAGATCGCACGTGTGCATATCCTGCGTGACCAACTCATCACGCTGAGGCAGAAACGGGTTCAGCGCGTCCCGCTCATCCATGGCATCGGCGAGCGCCTCCCGAATCTTGTCCCTGGCATTGAGATAGGCGTGGTATCGAATCGACGCGCTTTCCTCAAGAGGTCGATTGCCATAACGCATCCCCGCGCTCGCCGCCTCGTATTCCTGGGCGATGAGTTTGTTGAGTGTATTGATGGCGATGTCTGCGTCGCTGTTTCTCATTGCTGTTCCTTTTCCTTGTCGTGTTCCGCCGACCATCTGAGCAGGGCGTTGACGGCGATTTCGCACGCCTGCCGTTCCTCGTCGTCTTCCGGAGCGATGCATACGGCGCCGCATTGCGACCAGATTTTCACTGTGGTTCCTTGTCCGCGCCGCTCACGTGATCCCAGTCGCAGGACATGCCGCCTTGCTTCTCCCATGCGTAGACGACACAGTCCACTTTTCGCGTGTCCTGCAATGTGATGACGCATTCGTAGAAGCCGTGGGTGGTGCCTCCGTCGGTGCATTGCGAGTCGATGGGTTTGACCGCATGCGCCGGCGTGGATGCTTTGGCCATGCCGCCGCATCCGGCGAGCGCCGTGCAGAGGGCGAGGGTGATGGTGGTGAGGGCGGCGCAGATGGTGTTTCTCATTGTTCGTTCCTTTGATGGTGGCTGGCGTGGTGGTTCCAGAGGCGGATGGCTTTGTTGAGGCTTCTGCCGTCGACGTGGAGGATGCATTTGTGCCGGCAGTTGGGGCAGATGCAGCCGTAGATAGTGTTGACCGGTTTGCGTGTGCGGAGTTTGTAGATGGCGCCGAGGGTCAGGATGAGCGGCTGTGACTGGCGGCATGCCGGGCAGGGTGCGGGTCTGCGCCATTTGCGTGGGTTGGTGGCGATTCTGACGGTGTGCATTTCATTCCTTTCCGTAGATGGCGAGGCTTCTTATGCCGTCGCTCATGCTGTTGAAACATGTGTTCGGATCATGGTCGATGATGTCGTTTCCGATGCCTTGGAAGCGGAGGGTGGCGGTGCCGTCCGGCCGGCGGATGAGTTCGAGCCGTCCGTCGATGATGACGTCCTGGTCGGTGCGGGCGATGCAGCGGCGGCCGATCAGGATGACCGGATCGGCCGACCGCCATTTATGCAGCGGGACGTTGACGCTCACCGCGGCTCCTCGCCTTCGTTTCCGCCTTGGGCGTCCTTTCCGGCCGCGTCGTAGCCTTCGTCGTACACGTCGTCGAGCAGCGTTTGGAACTCGGGAGAGGCGAAGAACGTGCTGATGGCGTCCTTGGCCACGCGTCTCCATGGCTCTTTGTCCTCCATGGGCATCTCGTTCCATGGGCGTGGATGGCGGCGGCCGTTGCTATACCAGCGCAGGTAGATGGCCTCGGCCACCTTGTTCTGCGTCTCCAGACCGATCGGAATGGTCTCCTGGTCTGCCATGATGGCTCCTTTCAGTATGTTTCCGGCGGTTCCGTGGCGGTGCGGGCCGCAATGATGTAGGCGGCGAGCGCGACGCATAGGGTGAGGATGATGAGCACGGCGTGCAGGGCGAGCCATTGGATGGGGATCCAGTGGTGGAGGCCGTAGCCGATGATCGGCCGGATGATGGCGTGTGGCACGAGCAGCAGCGCCGTGAAGGTGAACAATGTGGCGAACCAGTCGCCGATGCGGTTGGAGATGCGGTTGATGGTCTGTTTCATTCCGAGGTTCCTTTCATAGTTGGTTTGGTACGGTTCATGGCCTGTTGGCCATCCAGCCGATCAGGATGGCGGCGCATAGGAGGATCACTGCTGCGATGTCCATCACCTTGCTGCTTTCGTGGCGACGTATCGGACCGGATGGGCGGAGAGGTGGCGGATGATGCGCGCGTATTGGCGGATGTCGCGGTCGAGGCATGTGCCGGTGCGGTGGGCGCTGGCTGCGGGCGTCTCCTCTTCCGGTCTCACGTCCCAGCCGGCGGCTTCGAGACTGTCGCGGATGGTGGCCATGTCGATGCGGTGGTAGTGCAGCGGGAGGTTCGGGCAGAGTCGGCCGATGAAGTCGAGGTCGAACTGCGGGTTGCTGCCTGCCGGATGGAGGGTGAACGATTGCGCGAGGCTGTCGACGTATTCCTCGAGCGCGTTCGCCGTCGCCGCTTCCGTGTATCCGGCATCGAATGCGTCTTCGAGCAGTCCGTTGGCGCAGTGCATGCGCCATGCCTTGAAGTTCTCATCGGTGATGGAGACGTTTCGTTCCGCCAATCCGATGACGCGGTGGAAACCGCCGACGCACAGCACGCCTTTCATGTCGGTGCAACGCATTTCCACCTCGAGGATCCTGTCATGGTCCGGGTCGAGCCCCGTGGTCTCCACGTCCATCCACAGCAGCATGTCGGGCTTGTCAATGGTCATTCCGTTTCCCTCCTGTCGATGTCGAGTGTGGCGACCTCCATGGCTGTCAGACGGGTCGCGGTGCCATCCTGGTTGAGGCGGAGCCATATCCCCTGCCAGTCGCGCACCGGGGTGGTGCGCGGATCCCTGCCGAGCGGGACTATCAGCCCGAGGCGTTCGGCCTCCTTCACATGCTGATGGACCCACCCATGGCAGCCGGTAGTACCAGAACCGCACAGCTCGACGATGTTGGCCGGACTGTGCCTCACATCCGGATCCGCCGCCCGCCGCAGTTGACGGTGATGGCCGGAGCGTCCAGGCCAGCATGACGGGTTATGGATGTTCGTCCCGCAGCGCAGGCAATGCCAGCCCTGCCGTTCCAAAGCGGCACGCTTGGAATCATCGAACTCACTCACAACGCACCCCCTCCTGCATCAGACCGTCGACCAACACCAAACACGAAGTGCAATTGGCCCTCAGCCCGGCCGCCATCGCCACGATGCCGTCATCCGCCCTGCCAGCGGCCAGCGCTCGCAGTTCGATTGTGCTGGCGGTCTGGGCGGTGTCGGTGAGGAGGCGGCTGAGTTTGTCGAGTTGTTCCCTGGTCATTGGTTGTTCTCCTCGTCTTCTTCGTTTTCGTCGGAGTCGGCTTCGGTGACGGCGGCGATGAGCTGGTCGAGGTGGCTGGTTTCGTCGTCGGTGGGCGTGTAGCCGAGGTCTTGGAGGATCTGGTAGTAGCCGGGGATACGTCTGCTGGTGTCGTTGACGGTGGCCCAGTCGGCCGCGTCGATGAACCATTCGATGCGTGCGGCGAGGATTTGCACCGCCCAGACCGCCCAGTCGGGTTCGTCGAGGTGGCAGCGGAGTTCGGCGAGCGCCCGTTCCGGTTCGATGCCGCTGATGGTGGTGAATTGTTCGCCACCGCATGCGGCGTCGTTCCATGTGCCCAGCGCCTGCGTGTAGCCCTGCGGGTCCGGGTCGATGATCTGCAGGAGTCCGAGCCGGGCCGTGGTTTCGACGAGCTTGTCGCGTTTGACGCCGTGGAGATGGCCGTGGAGCCATGCCATGCGCTTGTCTGCGGATGCGGCGGCGTATTCCTCGAGCGCGTGCCTGCGGGCGTCGCGTTCGGCCTGTTCGGCGGCTCGTCGGGCTTCCTTTTCGGCGTCGGCGGTCTTGTCACGGCGGGTCCAGAGGTAGACCTGCTGCGAGACCGTGTGTATGGATACGGCGGCCGGGTTCAGTTCGCGGATCTTCTCGATGACTTCTTCGGGGGTGCCGGTGGAGGGGAACATGCAGCCGAGGTAGCGCCATTCCGGGTCGCTGTAGGGCTTTTCGGGGTCGGGGATGAGGTTGATGCCGTTGTCGGACTCCCCGAGGAGCGCGGCGACCGATTCGATCCATTGCCGGTCGCGGTCGTCGCGTTCGATGTTGCGGAGGATGTAGTCGAAGTTCGAGGTGCCGGCCGCCTGCGCGAGCTTCTTCTGCCTGTCCGGCTGGCCGTCGTATCGCGCTATGGCCACGAGCTGGCCGATGGTGAGCTGGCCGAAATCGTCGCGGGTCGCTCTGACCTCGGTCTTGATGCTGGCGGCCTTGGCGCGGTCACGCACGTAGTCGGCGCTTCGGCCGAGCCGGTGGGCGACGCTGGCGGTGGTGGCTCCGAGGTCGAGCATGCCCTGGATGGCGTCGGCCTCCTCGAGGACGGTGAGCTGTTCGCGCTGGCAGTTTTCGGTGACCATGGCCTCCAACTGCTGCAACGGGTCTAAGTCAAGCACGAAACACGGCACGGCTCCGGTGCCGGCCTGCTTGCATGCGGCGAGACGACGATGGCCGGCGATGACACGATAGCGCTCGCCGTTGGGTACGACGGAGAGCGGCGAGAGCAGGCCGTTGGCTTTGATGCTGGCCGCGAGGTCGGTCACGTCGCCGATCTGCTTTCGTGGATTGTCGGGGTGGGGGTCGATCAGGCTCGTGTTGATGAACTTGATCTGGTTGCTTTGGTAGCTGCTCATTGCTTCTCCTTGCTGGTTTCTTGGTTGTTGAGTTCGTCTGCGCACGCCTGGCATGCCTTCCACCATTCGCTTGGGTTGCCGTTGCGGAGGCTTCCGGTGTGGTCGTATTCGTCCTCGTGCGGATCCATGAGCTGGTGGACGTGTTCGCAGTTCCAGTTGTGCTTGTGGATTGGTGTTGACGGGACTGGTTCGGGCGCCCAGGTCTTCCACTGGTCGCGGAGCCATGTGTTGAGCCGTGGGATGTGGCCGCTGCGGATTTGGCCGTCGTTGACGGCGTGCTTGTAGCGGCGGAGCGCGGTCTGGAGTCGGGTCAGTTCGACGGGGTTTCCGGCGATGGCCGCGTACAGGGCTCTGGCTTCGGCTTCGGTCTTGCGGCCTTTCGCGCCGACGGATCCGGGATAGGTTTCGGCGAAATGGTCGAAGCCGGATTCCGGCGTGGCGGGTTGCTTCGGTTTGCCGGCGGGAGGGGTCGGAGAGGGTATATCGGTATCGGTATCGGTTTTATGCCATGTTTTTGCTTGGCTGTCCCCTAGCAACTTGCTAGAAGGTTTGCTACCGTTTTGCTCTCCGTTTGCTTGGCTGTTTTCCGGCAAGTCGCCCGACGTTTGCTTGGCCTTTTGGTTGGCGGCCTTACGGCGGCCTCCCTTGCTTCCGGCTTTTCGGCGCGCCTCGCGTTGCTCTTCGGTCAGCACTCGTGGCTCCCTGCAGATGCCTTCGGCGTAGACGGGACGCCATCCGCCGTCGTGCTCCTCCATGAGTCCCGCATCGATGAGCTGCTGGAGCTGGCGCATGGTGCCTCCGGCGTCCTTGAGGTCGAGCTGGTCGAAGTGGCCGGGATACGCCGACGGGTCCTTCGATTGCATCGAGACGCCTTTGGAGTGGATGACGCAGAGTTTGACCCACAGGCCCACGGTGGCGAGCGGTAGGCGTCGGATGCGCCTGTCGTCGGCCATCTGGTCGTCGATGATGAACCACATTCTTCTTCTCCTTCCGTGGTTCGGGTTCCTTGGAGGCTTAGCCGATCTCGCCGGTGTCCGGGTCGATGGACGCCTCCACGTCGCCATCCTCCATGTCGAGGCTGCGGCGCAGGTCGTCGATGAGGATCATCTGCCGTGACGTGGCGGGCTTGGCGCACATGTTCTCCATGGCCAGGCCGGCGTCGAGGATGCGCTGAGCGAGGTCTGCGCAGTCGTACACGGCTTCGGTGATGGCGTGGATGCCGCCCCACTTGTCGATGTGCTCCTGCTTGTTTTTGGTGTCCATGACGTTGCGGCATGCCTTGAGCACGACGGCCGCGGCCTTGGTGACCTGCTGCGTCTTGCCGATGAGGTCGATGAGCGTGTCCGGTGTCGCTTCCTGCGGGATGAGCACCTGCTGTTCGCTGGCTTTCATTGCTTCCTCCTTTAGAATTCCGGTTCCGGATCCGGTTTGCCGAAGTCCCCAAATGACGATTGGTCGGCCGCCGGCGCGCCCCACGGATCATCGGCCGGCGGCGCGGCGGGTTGCTGTGTCTGCGCCGACTGTTGCGGCCGTTGGCTCCAGCCACCGACGCCGGTGTTGACGGTCGGCTGCGGCGATGCGGGGTTGCCGTAGACGGGACCGCCCTGGCGGCTGATGCGGGCGACCTGCGCCGTCGCGTACCGCAGCGATGGCCCGATTTCGTCGACCTGCAGCTCCACGACGGTCCGATTGGTGCCGTCCTGCGCCTGATACGAGTGCTGCTTGAGCCTGCCTTGGGCGATGACCCGCATACCCTTGGACAAAGATTGGATGCAATGCTGCGCGAGGTCGTTCCATGCCGAACAGCGGAGGAAGAGCGCGTCTCCGTCCTCGTACTGTCCGGTCTGCCGGTTGTACTGGCGTGGCGTGTTGGCGATGGTGAAGCTGGCGACCTGCGCGCCCTGGCCGGTGGTCCTCAGTTCCGGATCCGCGGTGAGGTTGCCGACGATGGTGATGACGGTCTCCCCTATGGCCATGTCAGGCTCCCTTCACATATCCAGCCGGTTCCGGGCCGAGCTGGCTTGGATCCTTGGCCTTCCACGCGCATTTCGCGCGCAGGCATCCGGCCTCGCGGTCGATGACGATCTCGCCGAAGCGCGCCGGCGCGACCATGGTGAGGTTCCAGCCACGGTCGCGGTTGAGCGCGCTGATGGTCTCGTACAGTTCGCCGATCAGTTCGGCGGCCGTCATGCCGACGCTGGCGGGTGTGAGTGGCCATTCGAACCACTTCTCGCCGTCCGGCCTGCTTGGTGTTTTGCTTGGCAACGTTTGCCTCCTTTGGATTGATGTCGTGCCGGGGCGCGGATTCGAACCGCGCATCCATCCGCCGACGTGACCTCAACACGCCGATCCATGGCGCCCGCATCCTGTCGCGGGCCCCGGCGAAGGCCGGACGGGAGGAGAAGAGAGAAGATGACCCGTCCGGCTGGTTTTAACGTCTTTTCCTTGACGCGCGGGCGGTTCCGGCATGGCCGCGCATGACGAACCACGTCCATGCCGCAATGTGTGCGGAACCGTCCAAGTCCTTCACTGCCGTTGCTCGTCCAGCCAGCGCGCGAAGCGGGGGTCGGAGCACAGGCGACGCATGATGACGGCCGTCGGAATGAGCACCGCGAACGGCGCGGCGATGAGATGTTCGATCGGATGCGTGCACGCCGGCGTGCAATACAGCACCCACATGGCCAGCAACCACACCGCGAACAGCAGCTGGTGCAGGATGACGTGGGCAAGGGCCTTCATCACATCAGCTCCTTGTTGATGGTGTCGATAACGATGTCCACGAGGTCGGCCACGTCGAGGTCGACGTATCCGACGATGTGACCGAGCGAACGCCTTGCTTCGATTTCGTCCCATAAGTCGCCGCAGGCCGGACTGATGGCGTCGCCATGGTCCTCAAATTCCCTGAATATCGCTTCGACGCAGGCTTTGCGGATGTTGTTCATTTGTTCTCCTTTTCTTCCCATGGGTCAGGCCACGGGGTATCGGTACGCCAGTCGTTGTCGGTCATCACGCGCTCACCTCTTCCTCGTATTCGGCCGTGCACTGGTACAGGTGTTGCGCGAAATAGGCGATCATCTGCTCCTTCGGATACATGACGATTCGTCCCACCTTCACGAACTTCGGGCCGATGCCCGCGCTACGCCAGTACGCCAGGGTGCCTTCCTTGATGCCGCAGTTGTCCGCGATGTCCTTCGTTGTGTTCATCGGCTTCAACGCCGCCGCCAATGCGGCGAACACCTCTTTGTCATCCATCACGCGCCTCCTTTGCGTGTGTGATGCCGGGCGGCGTTAGGAGAACCGCCCGGCCCTCTCCTAAAATCGGTGTCATCCCGCATTTGCGACGTGCGGGCCGAACAGTTAGGAGAAGAATCGATGAATGGGTTATGGGTGACCATCGCTGGATGGGCGGTGACTATCGGCGTATCCGTCGCCGGTTGGGTCATCACAGGGAGAAGGGCCGCGAATAGTGGGAGGACCGATACGGAAAGGTTCGAAAGACGTCTCTCGCTGTTCTCGGAGCAACTGGACGCCATGCGGGACTCTTCGGATTCGCTGCATAGGCAGGTCAATCTATTGGAACGCAAGGTGTCCGTTCCGGACTGGGTCATCGAGCATCCAAGTCCGAGCCCGAACAACGTCATGTTCGTGATCAGGAACCGCAACACGTTCGACGCGTATGACGTGCGCTTGGAGGCCGATGGGTGCGAACCGGTTGTGTTGGGCGACATGGCAAAGGGGTCGTCGCGCAAGTTCGAGTTCGTCGCCGCCGTTCTTGGGCGAGCGGATAATGTCATCATCAGTTGGCTCGATTCCCCGCAGGCGACGGAACGTATGGGCCTGCCGATGGCGATGCCGGAAAGACGATAGCCAGGAAGTGGCGCAGTGCGTCGCCTTCGAGCTCGATCATTTCAGCCAAGGTCACGTATGCCTTGCCGTCCCATATGTCCACATGGATCGGATGCTCCGTGGGGTCGAAGAGCGTTCTCCCGCTCACGCCCAGAGCGTCCTCGAGTTCTTTGGGCGCGCAGTCGATGTCGGTGATATCGAACGACGTGTTCATTTCAGTTCTCCTCCTTGCTGTTGGCATTGTTGGCTGTCGCCTTTTCCAGCGCATCGGCGAGCGCCTGATTCTGTTCTTTGAATTGAGGCGGAAGGAAGGTGCTTGGCGCTTCTCCTGTTGCCTCAGACAGGGCGATGACTGTATCGAGTGTCACGGCTCGGTATCCCTTCAGCATGCTGTTGAGTGTGCTGTATGGGATTCCGCATTTTTCCGACACGGCTCGTTTTGTCATACCCTTGTTTTTAATGATTTTTTCGGCGTTGTGACCAAACCACGTTTGTAGACTAACGTTTCTCATGTGAGTAACGTTAATATATAAATAAGAGTCCGTCAACTTCGGCGTTTCTCATTTGGATAACAAATAACTATATGCGGAATTGGCGTTACTCAAATCGAGTAATATAATGCTTACATGAGTGATAACAGAGAATATCGGAGCCGACGTTTTGCACAGCTAGTAGGGCTCGAGCTAAAAGGTGAATTCGCAAAACATTCCATTTCGCAGACGAAAGTCGCTGAGATTCTTGGACATTCCAAGGGTGGGTATTCCAAATGGATCAACGCGAAGCCGTCCATGCCACTTGAGGCGTTCTTGAATACGTGTGAGTTGATTGAGGCAGACCCTAAAGCGGTTATTGACGCCTCGTATAAAAGGCTGCTCGATGAACTTGGTACACCAGATGAATACCGCGAGCGCCAAAACCAGATCACCGATGATCTGGTGGATCGTATCGCTTCCCGTCCGGAGGATTTTGACGTGGCTGCCAACGACGATCCGAACAAGACTCTCGAAGCGGAAACGCCAAGAGATTGAATTTTTGATGCTCATTTCGGATTCTCCTTTCGATTCATGATTTGGCGAGCGCCGATTGCGGTTCTTTTTCTTCTGAATTTGCTGCAATGAAGATGTCAAGACCGTCTTGCCATTTCAATGCCGGAGCAATCTTGTCGAGAACGCGAATCGGCCATTCCCGTTGATTGCGCATGTATCGATTCATGACGACCCGATTGATTCCAACTGCGTCGGCGACGTCGGATTGAGTGATTCCAAGTCGAGCCATCCTGACTTTTATTGCCTGTGTCACGTATTCATTGCTTGTCACATCACCTCCATTCCCCGAATATTCGGGACTTTGTTCGACGTTTACCGGATATTCGGTGAACATGCTTTCAATGTACTCCCGAATATTCGGTATGGCAAATTCGACACGCCGAACGGTGTAAAGATGTAACTTCCCGAAAATTCGAATACAGTCATCGCTATGGATAGCAGCACAACACGCACCGATCTGGTGATTTGCAAATATATCAGCCAAGCAATGGAAGCCAATGGCATTACCCAGGCCGACCTCTCCAAGGCTCTTGAAGGACGATCAAAAGGTTATGTCAGCGACCGAGTACTCGGTAAAAGAAGTTGGGCAATTAGCGAGTTAGACAGACTCGCTCCACTCTTTGAGCTTCCGGACGCTCTTTCACTGGTCGCGGCAGCCTGTGGGTCAATCTCCAGCGAGGCCGCCCGCGCCTACGAGGCCCGCGAGCGCGAGTCCCGGATCACCGATGATCCCATCGACCGTATCGCCGCGCACCCCGAAGACTACGACGTGGCCGCCAACAGGGATTCGAACGCACGCCTCGAAGCCGAAACGCCGGACGATTAATGGATTGAAAGGAACACGAATGACCGAATACAACCTGTATTGCGATGAAAGCTGTCATCTGGAACATGACGACAGCGACGTGATGGTCCTTGGAGCCCTCATTATACCCAAGGATAAAAGGCAGGAAATCACAGAGAATATTCTCCAGATCAAGGCACGTTACGGTGTCAAGGCACGCACGGAAGTGAAGTGGACGAAGGCCAGCATGCCGAAAATCGACCTGTACAAGGATTTGCTGAACTGCTTCTTCCTGGATGACGACATGAGGTTCCGTGTTCTGGTGGCCAAGAAGACACGTCTGAATCATGAGGCATGGTCCCAGTCACACAACGATTGGTACTACAAGATGTATTTCACCATGCTGAACAGGCTGTTCGATTCCACGAACACCTACAACGTGTACGTGGACATCAAGGACACGCACTCCGCGCAACGTACCGAGAAACTGGAGGAAGTGCTAGCAAACAGCCACTACGACTTCAACCACGAATGCATCAAGAAAGTGCAACCAATCCGTTCAGACGAAGTGCAAATGATGCAAATCACCGACGTGATCAACGGAGCCGTATGCAGGGCGAACCGGACGACCATCCCCCAACCATCAGGCGCGAAAGCTGAAATCATCGACTACATACGCATGAGATCAAAGCTCCGACTCACCCAGTCAACGACCTTGGGCACGCGCAAGTTCAACATCTTCGTCTGGGAAGGACGGAACGCATGACACCGCATTGGACACCGGAGCTCGTAACCAAATCCCCGATAGAAGACTTTGCCGTATATGAGGATAGGATTTATGCAATCTTCAGACATGACTTCATAGATTCACATCCATCATTCGACGGCCTCAGAGTTTCCGTACGCCGCCAGAAAGAGGAGACCGACGGAAAATGGGCTGGGTTTTTCCACATCACCAGCGTCGAAGACTACACAACCGGCGAGAGGAATGTCGATCTGCGTAGATGTGAGCGGATCAGGTTTCCACGGAAGACGATTGACAACGCAAAGGATTGTCCGCAATGCCATTATGAGGTATGTGATGCGCCATTAATCTGGAGGAAGCATAAGCATGGCCGCGATAGGTTATATATCCTCATTGAATCAGAACGGTATCTAGTCGTGCTGGAACCACATAAGGACAGAGGCTACTGCATGTTGGTCACCGCCTACTACGTCGACCATGATCATAGCTTCAACAAACTTCTGAAAGAATATGATCAGTCAAGTTTGAACGGGAATTGCGTTCAATAAAAAGCAAGGGCCGCCGCAGCGACCCTGGAGACTCCTTCTACAACTCGGTAGATGAGCTGATTCAAGCATCACATACGACACTCCAACTGTCAAGCAGAACTTGACAAACAGCAAAAAAGTACTTCTCGAAAAACAATACTTCCGGAAGAGAGGAATGTGGATAACAAGACCATCGCGGAGCTTCACCGGAACGCGGAATCCATGGGTCTGTCAGTCATGTCACGCGACCTTCTCCGTGACATATGCGGCCTATACGACGATCGACACAAACTCATTCTGCTGGCCGACTGGCTCAACCAGCGCCAGCGCCGTTGCACGCTGTGCCATGAGCTCATCCACGCGAAACACCACGATCCAGGCTGTGGTAGCCAATACGGGTTGAAGTGCGAGCGCCGGTGTCGCAGGGAGACCGCGCTGACGTTGATCAGTCCGGTGGATTACGGCATGGCCGAGGAGATTTATGAGGGCGCGGCGTGGCCGATGGCGGTCGAATTGGGTGTGACGGTGCAGGTGCTGATGGACTACCGGCAGCTGCTTCATGATTCCGGCGTGTGCATGCAATAGTTATACGCCTTTATACGTGCTTATAGAGCCTTATACCCCTTCGGATTCCTTATAAAAAATGACCCCGGCCACCCGCATACCGCGAGCGCCGGGGTGAAAAACATGTGGGAAGAAGCGCCATGAAAGTGACCATTGATGATCTGTGGCTCAAGAATGACGATGATGGCAATCCGCCGAGTCGCGCGGCCAAACGCTCTTTGGCTAACTCACGCGATCCGATGAAGGCCAATGTGCCTGAGAAGTGGCGTAAAAGCCGTTATGGAGTCGGGATGCGCTGGCGTTGTCATTGGACCATCGTCAAGGATGGTAGACGTGTGCAGAGGGTGAAGCAGTTCGCCAGGCTCGCCGAAGCGCAGGAATATGCCGCGGCCATGGAGGACGACATCAGGCGGGGACGCTACCGCGATCCTCGTCAGGAGCTTCGTGTCCTGGATGATGTGGCCGGCGAATGGCTCGCGTCGAAGGTTGATCTGAAACCCGGCACCGCAGGCCGGTATGCGAGGGAGCTGCGCCTGTACATCCTGCCCAAATGGGGTGGCATGACGTTGCGGGAGCTGCGCCCTGACATGCTGCAGGAGTGGGTCGGCCAGCTCATGGACGGTGGTTATCCGGCCGCGTTGCCGGACGGGCGTGATTCGAAGCCGCTGAGCGCGAGAAGCATCCGCAATATCATGAAAGTCGTCCTCAAGGGCATCTTTGACTACGCCGTCTCGAACGGGTGGATCGGTGAGAATCCTGTGGACAGGGTCACCGTGCCGAAGATCGTCTCCGACGATGACATGGTGTTCCTCTCGGTCCGCGAGGTCGAGTTGCTCGCGGACGAGGCGGAGAAGATCGGGAAGCCGGTGGACGGTCTGCTGGTCAGATGGCAGGCCTATACGGGATGCCGCATAGGCGAATCGCTTGCCCTCAAGGTCGGTGACGTGGACGTGGACAGGCGGCGCGCCAGGATAGGCCGCACATGGACTGACGACGGGCACGGCGGCAGCATGCTCGGCACACCGAAGAACGGAAAGGCCCGCAACATCGCGATACCACGGTTCCTCATGCCGCAGATCAAGGCGCAGATGGATGGCATGGGTGATGACGACTGGCTGTTCCGTGCCACCCGTGGCGGGAACGTCTGGACGAACACGTGGCGGACAAGGATATGGAACAAGGCCGTCAAAGCGGCCGGCATGGAGGACGCGGGCGTGACCATACACAGTCTGTGCCACACATACGCGAGCTTCGCGATCGCCCAGGGCGCGGACGTGAAGACCCTGCAGATGCAGCTCGGCCACTCCTCTCCCAGCATTACATTGAACACCTACACGGCGCTCTGGCCGGAACGATTGGACGACGTGGCCGACGCGATCGGAGTCCTCCGCGAGCGCGAACTCGTGTGAATCGGGTATGGAGGTACCGCGGCGTTTGTATGCATTTGTATGCGGATTGTTTTCGACGGAAAAAATAAGCCCTTGAAAACCTAATGTTTCCAAGGGCTCCGGTCGGGCTGACAGGATTTGAACCTGCGACATTCTGCTCCCAAAGCAGACGCGCTACCAAACTGCGCTACAGCCCGTTCATGCACTCCCGCACGTGGCAG